TTACTTTGTTAAGTTCTGGTAAATATATTGTGTTATTTATTTGTGTACTGAATAATGCTCTTGATACTGTACTAACAGTTTCATCAGGAACTCCATTTGCTTTTAATATTTCATTTATTGGAAATTTATTACCTTGTCCATCAATACCATAAACTCCTTTATTCATATCGGCAGCAATATTTGCATCATCATTGAATTTTCTTGAAATATCAGTTGCTGCTTTTGCTACAGATTCTTTTACACCTGAATCAACTAATGCTTTATACATATCTCCTTCAAGCCAGTCTGCTACAACTTTGTTTAAACTTGCACCAATGTCGCCACCTTTACCATAAGCATCTATAGCATTATTTAATAGTTTATTAGCAAGGTTAGTTCCTTCTGCTGATTCTTTTAAGAACGCTTTAGATTGTAAACCAAATCTATATAAATCTCTTAATGCTCCAGCAGAATCATTAGCATCTACTAATCTTCCAAATGATGGTGCAAAATATAATTGCATAGCTTTTTGTAATCCATTACCACGAATAACTTGTGGTACATACATATTGGAAGCATCAATTAATCTTGCTGATCCAACACCTTCTGCTTTATCTAAACCTTCTCTTATCACTTTTTCTGATAAGAAATCATCTAATATTTTTTCTGCATTTTTATCATATGTTGTTAAGTTATTATCTTTTATTGTTTTCTTTAAATCTGCAAAAAAACCTGCATCAGTTATTGATTGTTTTGTACGAGTTATTATTTCAAAAGGATTGTCTGCATTTTCAAATAATAACTGTTTAAACTCTTTACCTTTTTTACCTGCAAGATATTGTTGTAATGTTGGTCCGTGAAATGTACTTCTTATACCTCTTGTAATTACACCTGCATCATCTAACACTTCTGCTGCTTTAAACATTTTACTAGCTTGTCTTGCTTGACCAATACCTAGTGTTACCCAGTTTTCTGGTGATGCTATTTGAAAACCAAAGTCTAATGCACCAGTAGCAAACTGTGCTTGTTTAGTTCCTGGTTCGTACAATTCATATAAACCTAATTCTTGAAATACTTTTCTACCAGGAGATACAGAAGGATTAAGTCCTGCATTTTTAAATTGCTGACCTAATTCACCTTGAAACTGTACAATGTTTTCTGCTGTCTCTCTAGCTTCAACATCTATTTGTTCTCCAAGTACATTATCTAATACATATTGTCTTGCTTGTATTGGGTCATAACCTGATGCAACTAATCTTTTGTATTCATCTGTATCAGAAGGGTCAGTAGATAGTTTTAACCAACCTCTACCCAAATCAAATTGTTCGCCTGATCTAATTGCTTCCAACATTTTAGGAGTTCTTAATGTACCCTTAACTGCTTGTTTGTAAGCATCACTAAAAGACATATCTGGATTTTGGTCTTGTAATTCTTCTGCTCTAGCAAGTGCAGGAAATATAGCTTCGTATATATCTACAAATCCTGTAACAGCACCTCTAACTGTTGGTTTAAGTATATTGTCTATAGGACTACCAATAACTTGAAAAAATCTATTGTTCTTTACTTGATTAGCTAATGGGTTTTCTCCAACAAATCTTTTAATTTTATTAAACTGTGTTTCTCTTTGTAGTTCTATTTTTTTAGCAATATCAGTTAATCTATTGTCATTAAAACCTAATCCCATTTTTGCAGCAGCAGCAATAACACTAGCTGGTAAGTTAGGATAAGAGTTTGCAATACTTGCTGCTCTTTCTGCTTCTTCTTGTGAAACTACTGGAGATACATCTTGTTTAGATTGTAACTCTAATTGGAAGTTGTCATCAAACAAGTCATCATCAAAACCAAAATTTTTAATGACCATTAGTCAAAATCCACCAACTGAAGTAATGCAATATCGCCTGTCATAGCGTACATCTGATATATTAAATCATTTACATTTTGTTCTGGTGGTATAGCAGGTCCTGGACCTGGACCAAAATCTAATCCTGCTGTAACAGGTTCATTAATTCTTTGTGTTCCACCAAAGACATCTACATTAGGCATTGGTCTCCTCATAGCAGGTTGTGCTTGTGGAGTAGTATCTTTTGGTAATGGTGCAGCTTGTTGCTGTTGTGTTAATGCTTGTTGTTCACCATAAGGCATACCAGGTATTCTTCTTACAGCTTGTGTATTGTCTTGTGTATTTCGTGCTGGTGGTGGAACATTTAATGCTCTCCTATCAGTACCTTTGTTACTAGAACTCCTCGTTGCCATCTTGCTCCTCATCATCATAATACATAAAAGTTGAACTGATTATCATATAACCAAAAGGAAACACCATTGGTGGCATTTCATCTCTAAATATTCTTGGTTGGAAAATTTCTTCATCCATTAATATATCATCACCAATTTCATCAACATCACCTAATGAATTGTGTACTATATCTGCAAACTTTTTATTAATTGACATTAGCCACCTAATCCTTGTAGTAACTGTGCTATGCCTGGTGGTGGACCCTGTGGTGGTAAGGTCGCACCCCCAAGCAATTCTTGTTCTGCCATAGGTATCTCTGGTTCTTCTGCTGTAAAGAATTTATCCAAGATATTTTGCATATCATCTGGATTTTTTCTTATCTGTACAACAGCCATAGTTGCCTTGGCATCACCCTGTTGGGCTTGTGCTAACAATGTGTCAAATAAAACTTTATCTGCTTTTTCTTTTGTAATTCTTTCATTCACTCTAACAAGGTTATCTAATCCATCTAAGTTTTCTTGTAGAGTTTGTGTGTCTATGATACCAGCTTGTAATAACTGTAAACCTGTAACAATCTTTTGTGGTTCATCATAACCAGCCATAGCACCATACACTCTGCGTGTCTTGTATGATCCTTGTATGTCAAGTGATGGATTGTATGTTTCAGAGTAAAATTTATTATCCATATAACCAGATAATGCTTTTGTCTTACCACCATACATTTTCTCATCCCACTCTAATCTCTTAGAATCAATCATCTCTATAGCATCAGCCATAACAGTATGATATTCTCTAATCATTAGAGACATACTTGCACCTAGTTCTTCTAATCCTCTACCAGTTGCGAAGCTAAGTGGAGACTGTGAATCATCAGAAACAGGGTAAGAACCACCAACACGAAGTTGTCGTTCTATTCTATCTATCTGTTGGAAAATTTGATAAGGAACATTTGATGCAGGTTTACTGACTTGTGTACCTGGCGATAAATAGTTTACAGCGAATCTACCTTTACGATATTGTCCTGATTCTATTTCACCAGATATGTTTGTTTCTGTAAATACTGCATCTTCCATAGCTATTATTGACATCACATTAATCTTTGCCATTGAAGCCATAAGACCTATGATTTGGTCATACTGTCCTTGCAATCTGTCAAAAGCAAATTTCTTACCAATGACAAATGCTGGACCACTATCAAGTGGGTTAGGTATGAAGTCAAGAATAGTTCCTGATGTCATATGGAATATATAAGTTCCATCTAAGTTGTAATACTCTGCAATTAAATCTCCATCACCATTGGAGTTAGCCCAAGAACCATTGTATGAATCTGTATAAGCAGAAGCATATGCGTTACCTACACCAAGAATGTTTGTTTGGTAAGCATCATCTTTTTTCATAATCTTATCTTTACTATTTGGATAAGTATTAGCTAAAGCATCTTTTGGAACTCTACGAATAATTGCCATTTCTTTTGGTTGTTGGTCTGCACCAAAGTAACCAGGAAAACAGTTGTAAGGGTCTCTTAGTTCTGCAATAGGATAAGGAACTCCATTAGCATCTTTCTTTTCTCTAATAACCCAAACAGAGAAACCATAACCAGGTAGCCATCTACCTACTTGTGGCATTTGTAAATCTAATTTTTGTACCTCATCATACGCATTAACAATTCTTGCAATCTTTTCTGCTTTCTGTCTTGCTCTTTCAGAATCTTTACCATTAGGTACATCTACTTTGAGGTTTGGAATACGACCTATCTTTTGTGCTAAGTGTTCTAATCCTGACATCATCAAGTTAGGTACAGGTATTTGGAAATCTTGGAAACCTTGTAGTTGATCGCCTAACAATGCGAGAATACCATCAGGTCCACCATTCATAATTGCACGAACACGACCTCTAGTAGAATATGCACTTTGATTATCAAAATGCAACTGTGTAATAGCGTGTTGTATTTCTTCTGGTGTCATCTTATCCCCAAGGGCTTTCGTTCATATCGCTTATATTCCATTCTCCAAAACTAGGTTTATAATCTAATCCTACCTCAGCTAGTCGTTCTTTTTGTAATCTCCTAATTACTTTCATAGGAAACCAACTAGCCATAACAACATCACTCTTGTTGTTTCTACCAGATTGCTTACTAGCACCTGTAGAAAAATAAATTAGTTGCCTACGATATATATTACTCTTAGTTTCACTTTCTGCACTACCATATGGCAAACTAATTAATTCCTCTTTAAATAATTCTCTCATACTTCCAACGCCAAAGATAGGGTCAAATTTATTTTTTTGTGTCTGATGTCCTTCTAAATAAATACCCATTCTTGCACAGTAATCTTTTAAATCTTTATCTTGTCGTATTGCTCTCTGAAATCCATTTTCCTCAATAACCCAATGTGCAAGTCCATACTTCTCATACCATTTTTTAATTGTCTCTTTGGCTTGAATAATGCCACCACCTTGTTCATTCTCAATATCTACCATATACATTTTTCCTGTATCAGTATTAACTGCCCATAAGAAACAAGCCTGAAAACCTGTAGAAGCAGGGTCAAGTCCTGCAATTAAATGTGTTCCTGCTGGTATGTTTCCTATTGTTCTATTAACATCTCTACACAAATCTACTTCCTCAACATCAAACATTGTTATTCCATCTACGAATGCTTTGTTAAGATATACCATTTCAAAGATAGCTTTACCACCTGTTGTTTCAGCAGCTTGTAAACGAGAGAGTAACCATTTGTAACTACGCTTACTTGCCCATAACATACAATCAGTATGTACATCAATATCTAATTCTGGTAACACACACTCTGTACTATGTGCTTCCTCTACGATTGTTGTAACTTGTGGGTTCTCTAAAAGAAAGTTATATAAATCTTCTGGGTGCTGTCTTGAACCAATAATAACAATAGCTGTATGTTCCTCTTTACGAGATGACAAAGTAGTTGTCCACCATTGTCTTGTTTGTTCTCTAGCACTAGGTTGTATTGTTGTGCCGTGATCCTCAATGTCATCTGCAATAATCAAATCACAGTCTCTTGATAATATCTTTCCACCTTTACCTACAGCAACCATTGTTGGAGATTTAATACCAGTTACAGTTCTTGTAGCAATAGTAAACTGTCCAGATGTCCAAGACTTACCACTTCTGTTCTTTGGTTTAAATGTTTGTCCTGGTCCACAGAAATCCTCTATAAGTTTTTCATTATGTTCTAAGTGATCTACTACAGCACCTACAGCATTCTTTGCTATCTCCTCATTACCACCAACCCACATAATCCTTACATTAGGATTTCTACATATCTGCCATACAGCAAAGTGTGTCAGTAAGTCTGTCTTGCCGTGTCGTGGTGGAGAAAGTATCATTTGTTCGCCACCTTCATCTATTGCTTGTAAAATACTTTGAATCCATTTTTTATGAAAGTCTGCTGTTTCGTATGGATCGCCTGTCTCTGTTTGAAAGTATCTATCTCTGAAATCTTCAAATTTCTCTAAGGCTATTAATGCTTCTTTTGGTGTTTTCCAAGTTTTTTGTTTAATTAGGTTATCTTTATCTACAAGGTAGGCTTCGTGCATTTTAGTAACATTTGGCTTACTAACACCTAAAAATTCTGCTACTTCTGTTTTTGTAATTAATTTTTTCTCTACTGCTTCTGCGTAGTCTCTAACATAATCTTCATAATGCTCACCACGAATAACAGTCATTTGTGTTGTATATTCTCTAGCCTTTTTAGCTTTTACTCTTTTGTGTTGAGCTTTACGACTGCATTGAACAGTACAATAT